AGCGCGATGTCGTCGAAGGAGCCGGCAGGCGTGCCGGTCGTGACGACGAGGCTGCCGAGGGCGGTCGCCGTTTGCATCACCGCGACGTTGATGTCGCTGGCGAGCTTCTGGTTCGCGCCTTGAGCGAGACGGCCCTCTTGAAGCGCGTCGCGGAGCTCGACGGAAGTCATGCCCCACGCCACGGTCTTGAGGTTCGTGATGCTCGCCGGGACGGTGAGCTGCGTCTTGTCGCCGAACGTAATCGGGGTGCCGGGAACGCTCGTCACGCTCGGCATGATGTACGGCTGCGGACGCCAGATGGTGCCGTAGTTAGGCGAAACGCTCGTCGGCATCGCAGTCGTGCGAGCCGCGTCGGTCTGGTTGTAATTGTAGATGTTCACGTTGCGGCTCATCACGAGCGCGTCGTTGAACCCTTCGAGCATCTGCTCGAATGAAACTTTTTCTTCTTTGCTGAATGAGTTCGACATTGTGGTATTCCTTAAACTTTACTTCGTATGCACTTGGGCTTTGAGCTTCGCTTTGTAAGCGACTACTCGCGTAAAATCGCCGCTCTTGTCGGCCTCGTCGCGCAGACGTTCGAGCACTTGGTCTTGACCGCCGCCCGCGAGGCGAGTCGTTGATTTGATGACGGATTCAGGGGCGGCAGATGGTTTGCGGGGATTCACTTTGAGCTGCGTTTCAATCTTGGCGATGGCGAATGCGAACTTCACGGGGTCGCTGATTGCCGCAAGCTCCTTGAGCTTGGCGGGGTCTTTGCCGATGGCGTAGGTGACGAGCGCAGGGTTCTCGGCTCCGCTCACGATGATGCCTTGCTGCGTGACGTTGAGCGACTCGGTGACGTGCCCTTCGGCGTCCTCGTAATCGCGCACGCGGAGGGAGGCTTTCGCTTTCCCGTAAGCATCGAGTCGCGCTTGCCATGCCTGCTTCTGCGTCTCTTCGGATTGCCTCTGCTTCGCTGCGTGGTCGTCGACGCCACGCTTGCGATCGAACCATCCCGAGAGCGCCGTCTCGAACTTTTCCGCGTCGTAGTCGTAATCTTCGAGCTTTGGTTTTGCGCCTGCCGCTGGCGGCTGGTTCTCGCCCTGCTGCGGCGCTTGCACCTTCGCTCGTAGTTCTCTCACTTCGCGCTGTAGTTCTCGCTCGCGTCGCCGGAGCTCGCGGACCCACGCGGGGGCGGCTTGCTTCGGCTCTTCGGCCTGCACCGGCTTGTCGCCGATAGAGACCTCGACCTCATCGTCGATCGCGTCTTCGTCCGCTGCTGCCTCCGGCGTTGTCTCGTCGGCCTGCGGTGCCTCGGGCGTCTCGCCCTCAGTCGTTTCGATTGCGATCGTCTCTTCCGTGTCGTCGTTCATCTTGTCTCGCTCGTCGATAGGCTCGACGGGGGCCGTTAATTGCCGGTGCGATTAGGCGGAGGTGGCTCGCGCAATCGCTTCGGCGGTCTTAATCGCTTGATTCTGCGCGGAAATGTTGACCGACGCAAGGGTCTTGACAGTTTCCGCTTTTGTCTTTTCGGCGTTTGCGATTGCGAGAGCCGCGTCGGCTTGCGCCTTCGTCGCCTTCGCCTGCGCCTCGGCTGCGGCTGCTTGCAGGTAGAGCGCTTGCGCGTCGGGCTGCTGCTGCTGCGCGGCTGCGGCCATCTCCTTCGCCTCTTCTTCGGTCGGCTTCATCGCGCCCATTTGCACGAGCTTCTTTCGGAAGAACGCTCGCACCTCGCTCATGCCTTCGCCCTCGATGTTCATGATGGCAATGGATTCGAGCACGGCTTTCGTCGCCGGGTCGGCGGTCACTGCGATGAGCGGCGTAAGCGCCCGCACCATCGCGTTGCGCTTGCTCTGCGAGGAAGGGCCGACGGTCACGGCCACGTCGAAGCGAGCGCGCGAGAGGTCGTTCTGGAGCTCGACGCCGCCGGTCTCGCCGATGGTCGGGCGGAGCAGTTCGACAGCCGAGGCGCCGCCTTCAGCGCCGACGGTCTTCATGGATCGGCCCTCCTCGACGTAGACCTCGCGCGCCATGCCGAGCCACACTTCGCCGCAGCGCTTCATGGCCTTCGCGAAGTTGGAAACGTAAATGAAGGTCTGCATGTCGAGGCGCTGCTGCACCATGCCGACCGCTTCGGCAGACACGTTGGCTCGCACCTGGTCGCCGCCCTCGGCACCGCCGAGAACGTCGCGCATGTCTTGCTCGGCAATCTGAATCAGCGCTGCGAGAGCGGGCGGCACCTGCGGCGGTTTCGTGTACCCGAGCGGGCCGGCGGGCTGCACGGAGCCGTCGATGTTGGTCAGTCGATTCAGCAGCAGATACGGGAAGTTGCGCAGGTTGTCCTGCTCCCACATCCACTGATGCCCCGCGACCTGCTCGGGGTCGAAGAGCGGCTTCTCGACGGACGAGAGCGCGGAGATTTCAGCGAGCTTGCTGCGCTGCATGTTCGCAATTCGCTGCGCGTCTTTCGCGAGCCTGACGTGCCCCATGCATCGCTCGACGTTGTCGATGAACCAGCGCTTGCCGTACGTGACGATGATCGGGATGTTCGGTCCTGCGATGAGGCCGAAGTCTTCGAGCACGCGCCCGCCAGAGAGCAGGTACTTGTGAACGCGGCGCGTCTTGCGACGCTTCGACGGGAGCTCGACTGCCCCGGTCGACGAGAGCATCTGTTCGAGGTTCTCGTCCTCGTCGAACTCGGCGCGCGTGTACGTCTGCTCGGAGCCGTCGAGGAGCTGAAAGACGCGCAGCGTCTCGGAGCGCTCCTCGATGCGGTAGTACTCGGCGAGGTAGACGACATCGGGCGAAGCCCAATCGAAGTACGTCTCGTAGATTTGCTTCGGCCAGCTCGACGGGTTGTCTTCGAACTGCTCCTCGTACTCGTTGGGAGTCATCGACGAAATCACGAAGCAGTAGCGCGCATCGCTCTTGTCGTACCGCTTCGCATCGAGGTCGAAATACACCGACGTATCAGCGTCGAAGATAGGCTCGATGCGGATGCGCTGGTGGTCGTTCTCGGGGTCGAGCTCGTCTTCAAGCACGGAGCGAAGACGCCACGCGCCCATGCCACCGCCGACGGCTTCCTCGAAGGCGTTGTCGTACGCCTCGTCGGCGACGGAATCCTGCTCATCGGCGCGGTAGAGCCCGTCGCAGAGGTCGGCGAGCTTATCGGCCTCGCGCCCGTCTTTCGGCACGTAATCGACCGTGATTCGATTCGCGCGGTATTCGTTGATGATCCGCATCACCGAGAGCGCGACTTTGTTTACTTCGAGGCGCGGGCGGTTTTCAAATTGCTGCTTGAGCGGGCCTTCCCACTGCGCGCCAGCGATGCTGTAGAAACGCCGGTCTTCGAGGCACTGACGGCGCTCGTCCTGCAACGCGAATTGGATCGTGTTGAAGCGGCGCAGGGCCTCGTCGTGGATGCGTGCGAGTCTCGCGTCTTTCGTCTCGGCCATGGGTGCGACCTATCACCGACGCCATGCGTGCGCTACGGGTTGCGGGGGCTCGAATTGCACGGGCTTTGCGGCCTGCACCCGTCGCGCGCCTTCGCAGGCGTAGCGAAGCGCGTCGATGACGTGGTTCTTGGCGTCCTGGAGCTGCGGCAGGATGCGCCCGGTGAGCGCGTCGGTCTTGTAGCTGTAGAGCGTGAGCTCGTCGATGGTGTGCGTGCATCGAGGGTGCACGACGATGTCGTGCGACTTCAGGAACTCGACGCCTTCCTCGACGGAGCGCGGCCCCTTGACTGCGGCCATAATCTTGCCGAAGCCGTTGCGGCGCATGTGCGAGATGGTCTCCGGACGCGCGGAGTCGGCGACGATCGGCCAGCGCTCCGCCTCGGGAATCGTCAGGAAAAGCGCAGGCGTGTCAACGATTTCGCAGCCCACGGAATACACCTCGTAGTCGATGAACAGTTTGCGTCCTACGACGTGGCAACGCACGAGCGTCGTCGGGTCGATTGCGAAACCCCAGTCGGCCCCGAAGCGATGCACGGCGTCTGCGGGGGCGTCGAACTCCTCAATCTGCCAGTTGCGGAATACACGCGATTCGCTGTTGCGCAGGTATTCGCCTCGCCAAACGTGCGCGTACTTGTCGGGGTCACGGCGCTTGTCGTACTCCAGCTCGGCCTTGAGCACGTCGGGAAACCACGGGTTGTCGCTGTAATTAACGCGCACGACGACAGCGTCGTGAGGCGGCGTGTCGCCTCGGAGGAGCGCATCGACGGGGTCGGTCGATTGCGAGGGATTCCAGGAGAACCACAGCTCGGAGCCAGGGCGGCGAATCGTCGGGCGCAGCAGGTCGAGCGAGCGCTGCGAGAGGCTCTGCGCCTCCTCGACCCAGGCGCAGTCGTACCCTTCGAGGCTCTTAATCGAGTCGGCGGTGTGGTTCTGCATCCCGGCGAAGATAATCTTTCCCGCGCCCTTCCGGCTCTTGATGACCGACTCTTGAATCTCGAAATAGTGAGCGACGCCAAGCGCCTCGATTTTGTTTTCGAGCAGGCGTTTCACCGATTGCCCGAGAGACTTTTGAATCTCACGCACGCAGACGGTTGAGCGGTTCGAATCGAGCACGTGCGCTTCGATCAGGGCCTCTGCGAATGCGTGGCTCTTCCCGCTCCCGCGCCCGCCCCACGCGCCCTTGTATCGAGCTTTGCCGAGCAGGGGCAGCATCCATCGCGGCGTCTCGATGCGGAGCGTCCTTGCGGCATCCTGGCGCGTTCTAGGTGCCGCCATCGGGCTTCACCTTGTCGACGATGACTCGCTCGATGCGCGAAAGCTCCAGAGGTCCGCCGTCGGCCCCGGTAATCTCGTGCCGCTCGGTCTCACGCCAGCGAGCCTGGGTCTTGAGAAAAAAGATGGCGCTCGTCGTGTCGCCGCTTAGAGCCTTTTGAATCAGCCCTTGAGCGACCTTCGCGACCACCTTGCTTTTGCCGCGTTTATACAGTTCGCTTATGCTTGGGTCTCGCTCCATAATCGCGAAGAACGTCGTGCGCCCGATGCCAAAATAGTCGGCGACCTGCTCGGCGGAAAGGAACGCCGCGAGCGTTTC